TGTAATGTTCAATAATATATTACTAACTTTGGTATCAGTAATGTTAAACATTTATTTTGGGGATACTCTTCCCTTTATTTATCTATCGTCAACCGATCTGTTCTCTGATTTATAAACATCAAACTCTCCGCCTGGATATCTCTTCTTTAATTTCTCTACATTCTTTGCGACAACATCTTCAAGTGATACATCAAGTGCAGAACAGGCTTGCATCACGTACCACATAGCGTCACCCAACTCAATAATAAGATGTTCTCTATTGTCGTCGTTCCAAGGCTTACCTTGGAAAACCATCTTCTTGACGATCTCCATAAACTCACCACCTTCAGCACTAAGACCAACGGCAGCAGTAAGAAGCCGCTGAATATTGGCACCTTCTCCGTCAAGGTTATCAAGACTTTCAATAAAAGATTGATAATCCTTACTGGGATCGGATGTGACACCATCCACGAATATAGCATACTTATCAAAGTCAACGGACTTAGTTTCTTTAATAACTGGTTTTTCTTCTTCGGAAAATTCTTTTTTAATTTTTGCGAAGACATCTGATATGTTGAACATTAGAATTTAATCTCTGCGAATTTGTTTTTAAATTTATCTTCAGGGCTATTATACTCTTCTTCTTGTCCACTGTCAACCAAATCGTTTTGTGCGACTTGTTCTACATCGTATAATCTCATCTTTGCACGATCAATACCAATGATAAATCTCTTATAGATTGTAGGATCATTGTATCGATTCTTTAATTGTTTGACCATAATCTGATTTAACGCTTCCAGTTCCTCAGTAGATATAAGAGCAAACATAAGATCAGCAGTGGCTGGAAGACCAAAGGACTCACTTGTGTCAGTAAGATCGACATCACTACTACCATAGCCAGAGCGAGTCGTCTGAGTAGCGGAGATGATAGGTACATTAGCTTCAACTGCAAGACCACGGAGTTCTTCCGCAATCGCTTTAATATAGGAGTAAGAATTGACATTGCCTAGTTTTGAATAACGACTTGATGCACAGATATTTAAGTAATCTATGAATATTATATCAGGTTTAAAAGATTTTTTCAACGATAGTTCATTTAACAGTGCTTTGAAATGACCTGAGTGTGCTGATGCAGTAGGATATTCTTTGATAATTAAAGTTCCTTGTGTCTTCTTTGCAATACCACCAACCTTCTTATCAAACATCGGTTTGGGAAGTTCAGTTATGTTCTGTATATTTACATTTAAAAGATTAGCATCAATTCTTTCTGCAATCTTTTCCTCAGCCATTTCAAGCGTGATGTATAATACGTTCTTTCCTTGGAGTAACACACTACTTGCGACATGACACATGAACAAAGACTTACCAACACCAGTGCCAGCAAGAGCAATGTTGAGTGTTTTATTTGGAACCCCACCCTTCGTAATCTTATTAAAGAAGTCGAGGTCGAATTGAATTCGTTCTTCTTTCCTGTGATATAAGTCATATCTTTCTTCGTAATCTTCTAAGTAATCGTGTCCTATATGATTATCGAAAGAAACAGCCAAAGCGTCAGAGAGAATGCTAGGAATAGCATCCCTTCCTTTTTTGTCATCTTCTCCATCTGCTAATGCAATAGATTCCATTAATGCTAAGTATATAGCACGGTCACGACACCACTTCTCAGTGGTATCCATTAACCATTGATAATCAACTGGTGTATCTGTTAACAACCCACTAAGTTCACTAACCTCTTTAAGTTCTGTTTCAGTAAGATCAACACGATTACTGACTTCAATATTTAAAGCTTCAATTGTAATTGCAGAACCATACTTAACAATAAACTCTGAAATCTGTTCAAAGACAACTCTTTCAGATTTATTTTCATAGTAATCGGGTTTAATAAAAGGAATAACTTTACGAGAATATTCTTCATTGTATATTAAATTTTGAAGTATTGTGGTCTCAATCCGATCCATAGGAAAACTGCTTCTTGGCAATAGTGTCTAGTTGTTTCATTATATCATCTGTAAAGTATTCTGTCGGATTTTTTAATATCTCTTTACCATATATTTTCTTACCATTCATTTCATATCTACCTGCTACATTCTTCCACATACCACCAAGTTCTCCTAATTCAAGGAGACCATAGTATCTGTCAAGACCTCTCTCATCATAGTAGAGTCTTATTTCGACTTGTTGGTTTTCTTTGGAGAGTCTTGATTTAGCCGTCTTAGCTTTAATAATGTTTCCAACAACTTCTGTCTTATCCTTTTCCTTTTTTTTGCTGAGATAAATGATCGTAGAAGCGGCATATTTGAGACCAGAGCCTCCTCCCATTTCTTTAGTTGGGACATAAGATCCGATGACATCGTAAGTATGATTTGTGACTATAAGGGGAATGTTTGCTTGACCAAGTTTTAAGGTAAGCATACGAAACGCACCTTTAACAAGTTGTGATTTGGTCATGTCACGAACTTGTTTATCATTTAATGCATCAGTAATCTCTTTCTCTGTGGAAAGCATACCTAAAGAATCTAAAACAAACATGCAAGGTTTGCGATTCTCTTCTTCTGTCTTCAAGTATATATCTACTGCTTTGAGTGCCTTACTTCGGAACTCTTCTATGGTAACGACATTGACAACAACAAGTCTGTTTTGATCAATTCCACGAGATGCAAGTAATCCCTTGGTGATTGCAGCTTCAGTATCAAAATAGAGGCAATACCCATCAGGGTTAGTGTCCAAAAAGTTTTTGACAATAGCAAGGGAAAAATAAGTTTTTCCAGTAGAAGTCTCACCAGCAATGGCAGTGATCTTATTACTAGAAACGCCACCATGAACGGAACCAGAAACAAGCGCATTAAAGATATAACTTCCTGTATCAATGAATCTTTCTGTTTCATCTATGTCTGCTGCGATTTGTGTGTACTCGTCACCAATTTCTTTTACTATTTCTTTGAGAAAATCCATTATTTTTCTATCTTATGATAAACTTCAACATATGATTCACACTTAGGGCATGATAAGTTTGTAACTATATCATACTCCATATCTTCATAATCGTCAAGGTCATGATCTCCACCCCAAATCAATTCAGTGCCACAGTGCCAACAATTCATATTCCTAATAATTTACGTTGTCTTTCAAAGTAACCCTTGAGTATCCAAGAACTACTATTCATCTTATCATCACCACCAATACCAAATTCAAATTGCACTCGTGGATCTTCACCATATAAATCAGTTTCTGGTGTATTAGATTTACCTCTATCACCTCCATTACAGAAAACAACTGTCTCTGCAATCTCTAAACATTTTGCTATTGCACCGCATGCTGAACCTTTATCATCATCTGGTACAGTAATCACTGCATCCACCATGTCTAAATGACGAATAATCTCTGCACGTTCAACCCAAGATTGAAAGTATTGACCTTTCTTGTTTTTTAACCACTGTTCAGTATTGATACCAACAACAAGATAATCAGAAAAATCCTTTGCTCTCGTAAAGTATGATATGTGTCCGCTATGGATAGGATCAAATCCACCAGTAACAAGACTCAATTTTTTAAAAAACATTATGCTACATAACCGTATTTTTCACGGAGTATTTTTTTATAAGGTTTACCATCTTCAACCAAACCTTTTACTAATCTTAACTTTCGACATAGTTCTGTATCAACATCTGATACAGATTCAATAATGACATCAAGTTCATCTAAATCAATAGGTAAATCCATTAGGTAAAAAATAATTCTAGGTTTACAGTTTTTTCGACATTCCAACCAATCGCATCAAGAATTGCTTTGAGTGGTTCAACAAAACTCTTCTCGAATTGTAGGTCATAATCTATGTACTTGTCAAGTCCAATTTCAGTTGGAAAGTCTTGAATAAAAGAAATTACATTCTCTTGTATAATATTTGGTTTTTTCAAGTATATGAACTTGACCTTTTCACCATTTCCAATAAGTGAATATTTATTATCCAACTTCTTTTGCTTTATATAATGATTGAACAATAAAGCACCACGAATATGTATTGGAGTTCCTTTCATGTATATGTCTGCAACTGATCTATATTTTAAAACATTAGATGCAGTGCGAGGAAAGGCAATCTGTTCTGGAGGAAGTGTTTTAAATTTTGCACGACAATCATCAATAAAATGAATTACATCTTCCTCTGTTCCATTCATCATCAACTTAAGTCCATCCTTAATCATTGTTCGACATGGTGCAGGAGTTGATGACTTCACTGCTTCAATACCCATCATCTTTAATTTGGGTTCATCATATCTAACTCCCTCACTATCCCATACGTTTAGAATATATCTTTTCTTTGCTGTCCAGATGCCACGATCTGCGATATTCTCACGTTTCATAAACATCTTTTGGTCATAAGCATTCACGTATTTGGCCAACGTTTCATAAGAACTCGTAATATATTTTTCAAGTTCCATCTCACACACCTTGTTAAGGAACGAGCAAATGCTCGCACCATCCTTCTCTCGATCTTTGTATATGACCTCCACCAGAGGACCAAGGTTAAGGTAGATACTATCAGTATCACTAGCAATGACATAATCTTCACCCTCCGTTTTCAATATTTTGTTGAGATAATTGTTCATGCGATTTTCGATCCAACGAATCGAAACCTGTCCTGATAAGGTAATTGCTTCTGCGTTTGCTAATTTATAATATCGGAAGTATTGATTACCAATCGCACCATAGGCAGAGTTAAGAGAAATCTTCTTTGCCATCTGGATATTGTTACAACGAGCAATCTCTTTTGTAAGTTCAACAGTAGGAGTTTTTTCATACTTCTTCTTTGCAGTAATCATTCTCTTCTTGAAGATGACTCTTTCATTATACATCTTCTCCATCAGTTCTGGCAAGAAACCTCTTACGTCCTTTCGATACATTGCACCATTCGCACAAACAGCATTGTCTTGATACATCTCAAAGGTCAACTCTTCGTTAAGTATTTTATCAACTGTAACTGTGGGGTGTTTTGTCTCAAGTAAAGTTTCTGGGGAAATATTATATTGCATAATCAAATGCGGATATAGACTATTCAAGTCAAATGATACAACCCAATCATACTTGCCAGGTATTGGTTCTTTTACATATGCACCTGCATACTTTTCAGACTTATCAGATCTTTCTTTTGGAGGAATGACAATGTTTCTTCTCTTCAAGTAATTGTAGATAATTGTATCACACATACGCACCTGATAGAATACATCTTCATAGTTGACCTTTGCATCATATGCCATTGTCAATGCAAGTTCAATCAACTTCATCTTATCTTCTAATCTATCAACAAGTTCAACGTCAATGATGTTGTATTCTACAAACTTCTGCCAACCCTTCGTATAAAAGTCCTTAAATGTATCAAACTCTGAGTGATCTAATTTCTTTTGGCCAAGTTCTACTTTGGCAATGTAATCTAATCGATATGACTCTTGTGCTTTGTAAGTAAATTTCTTATACAAGTCAAGATAATCTAACTGAGATACTCCACCAATGTCATATGAAATATGTTTACGACCTGCGATAAATGTTTCTTCTTCTGTTACTAATCCCCAAGGTGACATTCTTTTCTTCAGTTTCTCACCAAGTATACGATCAATACGACGACAAAGATATGGAATATCATACAACTTACTATTCCAACCAGTAATAACTTCTGGTGTATTATCTTCAATCATCCACCAGTTTATGAAATCAGTAAGAAGTTCATACTCTGTACTGAATGATTTGTATATTACATTCTCTTGCTTATTGTTAAATGCACCAAGTCCCCAAGTGCGTATTTGTTTTGTTGTATAATCTTGTAATGATATAAGTAATATTTCTTCTGCACAAGATTCTACATCAGGGAATCCATATTCTGATTTAACCTCAATATCAATTGTAGTTAATTTAATTTGTTCAATATCAAACTTTAATTCTGTTTCTGGATACTTTGATGAGATATACTGATAGATAAATCTTTCATTTCCATAAACATTAAAGTTTTCTACATCATTATATTTTTTGATGAACTCACGACAATCTCTTACTGTGCCAGGTTCAATTGGTTCAACGGGCAAACCATCAAGTGTTTTATATTTTGTCTTTCTCTTTGAATCTACAAATAGTGTTGGATAAAATTTTTCACGAGTGGCAAAATGTTTTCCATTTTCATAACCACGAACGAGGAAATGATCTCCGACCATTTGAACGTTAGTATAAAATCTCATCAGGAAGTAAGTTCAACATA